GATTTCGGTGATCTTCGATTTCGATTTCGTAGCCATGTTGTTGTACAATAGGTAAAAGAATGTCGAGTAGATTGAGGTACGATCTTCCACCTATGTCTGCAAAACTCATTTTCCCGTTCCATCTGCCTAGTTTTACTGCCGGGAGATATTGTGCACCTGGCACATAGAACTCCACCGATTCGACTAGTTTCCGCCTACACTCGGGGGATAATCCCTCGATCTTTATATTTACTTCATCTAATATATGTAATGTTGTTTTTGGCATGTGTTCTTTAGTTTAATGCAGCATCGTCTAAACCAGCGATACGCAATTTCGAAATGTGGCCGAGCATAAAATTTTTGGCTTCCATGCCCTTTGTTATACTAAGGAATTTGTTCCTTAGTAATGCCACTTCATTTATAAGCACTGTCGAATCCACAATACCAGCTACGCCGTCTACGTACTTCTCTGCGTCGCGAGAGCTTAACGTCTTATTGTATGCTTCTAAGAATTTCTTAAATTCTGCAGATCTATCTTTGCGTAACTGAATATTCATGTACTCGAGTACAGCCTCGATTTCCTGTAACTGGGAAAATCGTTGCTCAACTAACCCAGGTAATTCGGCGGCGTGTTTCTCTAGGCTTCTACCCTTAAGAGATAACTCGAGACGGGCCTGTGTAAGCTCCGTCTCGTAGAAATCAATAAAATCGGGTATTAAACTAAAGTCATTTGTTACCTTGTAATACCAGTAGCTCACAGGCTATGAACCCTCTTTACTGCTAGTTCAATCGCCTGCATTAGCAGGACTGCTTTCTGAGTTCTATTCATTGACGAACGTCGAATCGCAAGTAATCGTGGAGGGACATTTAAGTCTTCTGCCAGGGCCTTATGCACACTGGTCAGATTTACTGGTTCAGTAATCCACATTACGTAGTCGGCACCCACAGTTACATTTTTCATATTATCTCTAAACTGCTGGACTTGCGCTAGGGCTTGCTGAGCATCCTTACTTCTAATTGATTCGAGGAGCAATAATCCCGTATTATTCGTCATCATAATCCTCTTCGTCCTCGTCGATGTCTAATGGGTCGCCGATGTGACTCCTAACTGCTGCACGAAGTTCTTTATCAAGATCTTCATCCATTAGATCATCATCTACCTTGCCAAACTCGTCGAATACTACAATCATAATATCGGCAACTTCTAATCGCTCTTTAGGTGCGATATGTGACTTCAGCCTGGACCACAATTCAATAATTAGTTCGTTATTTTCGTTTACCATTTTTTTCTCCTACAATCTGTTTTTAATATCTAGTAATTTATTGTACATATCTCTTATAGTAATCATATCGGTATCATTGACATCAAAACCATAATTTAATACGGGCTGCATACGTAGAAGAATAAGTTCTATATCATCTTTTAACATGGCTCGGCGGTAAGTACTTTTACCTATGATAGAATATGCCAATGCTACATTATTATAATCATTTGTAAAATTAAATTCTATGCCACGAAGTGTCAAAAATGTTTTATCCTCTTTGCTTATTTCATTTAAACGCATTTTTCCGATCCTCTTCTTGCCATTCCTCAATCATCTTTTTCATTTTCTCTTGATGTGCTAAACATTTGGACCGAATTTCACGCAAAAATGCTTGCGACTCTGGAGAATTTGGGTCTTTAGGTTCTTGCGTTAATTCGTCAAGTTTTTTTACCATATTAAATATCCCCCACTTCTTCGTTAGAGTCTAATATAATATTAGCAGAGGCAATTGCTTCTTTCTGTATAAACTCGCTCATTACTAAATCCATGATACCATCTTCGTTCTTATTCCATTGTTTTCTGAAATATTTGTGCATTTCCCCATTTAAGTCAGTATATACATATCTATTACCTTCTTTAACAACGAATTCTTTCTTTTCAATTAAATCAAAAAATCCGCTGTATGGGCTCATCCCGGTTGAATATGGAATTTGCAATTCGATATCTTCGAACGGCTTGTTAAAGCGTGTTTTCATTACCTTGCATCCTGCACGGATACCGGCAACTTCCTTAGTTTTATTACCATCTTCGTCTTCTTTTAACTTTAATTGCTTCATTGCAATAACGATACTAGATGCATAGACAGGTCCGCTGCCGCCACTGATCTTATCATCGGGCGAATATGGATCTTGGCTACTATAGCTGTGATTAGTACATACAAGACCGATATTCAAATCACCGAACATGTTGAGACAGTTACGAACTAATGCCATGAGTTCTTTGGGTTTCGATCCAAAATCGCCCTTCATTTCATTCTTCTCAAACTGTGCTGCACCAATTGCAGATGACATCATACCAATCGAATCAATAACAAACAGAATCTTCTGCCTATCTTCCGGTGCCTGTGTTTTGTATTCTTTAACAAAGTCGTTGATAATCTGTGCTGCATCATTAATCTGCGACACATTGAGTTTCAATAACTTATCTTCGGACGTGTCGACACCGAGTGCACGTAACCATGCCTCATCTAGTGCGTTTTCTGTGTCCATAACAATGCAATAAATGCCCTGTTCTTGTGCGTTCTTTACAATATTACCGGATACAATGTAACTTTTTCCAGCGCCCGACTGGCCGGAAAACATAGATACTTTACCTAGTGGAATACCTTTATTGAAATCTCCGCTGATGAGAAAATTTAAGGCATAGTTACCGGTACTAATCCAGGTATCTGGGTCATGGAATCCGGCACTAATGCCTGCGATACTCTTTGTTATGGATCGGCGGAATCTCGATATGTCAATGGCTTTGGCCATAGGTTCTCCTTAAGTGAGAATCCGGGCGTACAGAATCCTGCATTGGCCCGGACCGTGTTATTACTTACTGTTTATTTCTAGAGCGCAACATTGCTAAAATTTCTTGGGGGCTCTTTCCAACAGGTGCTGTTGTTTCGCCTACAAGTTCTTTAACAGGTGCTGTAAATGATGCTTCTGCGGCTGCAACATCATCTTCGCTAACCATTACCGGTTTTGCTGCAACCGGTGCAGGTGCTGCGGCTGCTGGTTTTGGTGCGTTATATGCAGGGCGTTGCACCCGGGTACCTTCGCCACCATCTGCATCGTCTGTGCCAGGAGCAGAATCAAATCCAAACGGTTTGTAGAACTTACTCCAGCGAGCAGGATCATACAACTCACCGTCGAGCGAAGCCTGGAACATTTCAAACATTGCTGCCTTTTGTTCTTCTGTTGGTTTCTTAGGTAAGTAATCACTAAGTTTCGGAAGAGGAAATTGTGCAATAGCCGCCAATTGTGCTTCTGTCAAACTAGACTCCTTACGTGCCCACTTCGATGTACCGTAATCAGCGAATCCACCCTTGCTTGTCTTTGCAACAATAAAGTCGGTTCCGTTGATATGGTCGACTGGATTGTTTTCCATATCTGGGTCCATTAATGCAGCCTGAATAATCTTGAAGAGTTGTGGACCGATGATGAATTTACGGATTGGATTCTCTGGAGGATCCTGCTCATTCATTGGGTCTGCCTTAACAAAACCGTGAGCGTAGTAGGTCTTCTTAACCCAGTATTTACGAGCCAAATCTTCTAACGATTTATCTTTCCACATTGGGCGAACTTCGTTTAAGATTGGGCAAGACATTTTGCCATCCCACATTTCGACGCACGGTACTTGGACAATAACGGGTTTATTCTCGTCGTGTCCTTTGATGCCAGGAAACGGTAGTTTAATAAGCTGACGTTCAGCCCAGAAAAAGGTGTTATCTTCGTCGCCGTCCGGCAATAGTCTAAGGATTGCCTGGGTTCCTTCAGGGATATTCCAGTGTGCGTAAGTTAACTTATCGTTACTGAATCCACCTGTTGCACCACCTTTACGTTGGTTAAGTGCTTCTAATTTCTTTCTGATTTCGTCGAGAGTTTTTGACATATTATGTTTCCTTTTATTAAACGCTTATTACTGCTGTTATTTTAG